TAGTCCAANNANAAATATTTTCTTTAACATTACCAAAAGATTCCCCCACTCTGGTACGTAATGATGAATAAGTTTCTGTAATTGTGTTTACTGTTTCTTGCGCCCAATTAAAGACTTCTTCTTTTGTTGTTTTAGTCCAACCAAAAATATTTTCTTTAACATTACCAAAAGATTCCCCCACCCTGGTACGTAATGATGAATAAGTTTCTGTAATTGTGTTTACTGTTTCTTGCGCCCAATTAAAGACTTCTTCTTTTGTTGTTTTAGTCCAATCTGATACATTAGTAATAATTGCTGAGGCTAATTTTAAGGCATGTGTTTTATTATCACTGTACCAGCCGGAAATACTTTCTTTTGTTGAATTAACCCAATCAAATATATCTGCTTTTGTTTTAGATGCCCAACCAGAAATGGTGCTTTGCGTTTCATTACTCCATTCTGCAATATTTGACTGGGTTTGAGAAATCCAATCAGTAAACAAACGCTTTGATGAGGTTTCCCATCTTTGTAGTTCTGTTAAAGTATTAGCAGCCCAATCATTTACTATTGAAGCAGTACCATAAAAATCTTCTAAAGCCTTTCTTGCTAAAGTTACAGAACTTACAGCCCCTAACGCGATAGCAACCAAATTTTCAGCAAATGCTGTAAATGGAGGATCTGGTGGATCTGTATATTCAAAAATGATAGGTATCTCAATAGGATGTTTACGTACTGCCTCATTAATTTTATCAATAATACTGGAAGTCGATTTTTTGACTTCATCCCCATCTACTAATTCAGGTATATCAGGAACTTTAGGTAACTTGGGATAAATATCTTCCCAGTCTTCAAAAGCATCAGAAGCCGCATCAAGATTTTCAGGAACTTCATAAACTTCGTCAAAGGACGCTAAGAATTTATCATTAGTATTTTTTACATCTTCTGCCGTTTTATTCCAACTTTTTTTAAGTTCTTCTAGATTATCGGTCAGACTATTGTAAAATTCATTCCAAGCATCCATATCAGTTTCTAAGACAGGTGACAAAAAATCATCCGTATCTAAACCAAATAAATTTATTAATTTTGAAGTTAAACGATCAATAGCTCTACTAGCAGTTTCAGAACTAGCTGCTAAACCTAATAAAACTGTAATTAACACTGCAATAACACCTAAAAGTGGAGTACGAATTATTGCAATCCCTAAAAGTTGAATTGCTCTTGTTAAGTATCCTATAGCAGTAGCAACAACTTTTGCGATCATTAATGAACGTATTGCACCAATAAATCCTACAACAAGAGTATTTATCGCTCCAATAACAAACAATAAACTAAATGCACCAGCCAAAGATTTTATTATCGGTACATTTTGCACCACAACTCGTGCTATAAGAGATACAAATCTAAGAAACATTGTTAAAGGAGTCAAAACAAGACTTAATGCACGTAATAAAGTATCTCTTATCGCTACAATAAGGGGCTTTAAAGCACCCCACAAATCTATAAATGCTTGGGCTAACATTGAGAAGTTTATAAATAAGATTTTAACGGTTTGTTGTAATTCAGGAGGTACGATAAATTCAAAAAGACCACCTTTACCCCGTTTACTAAAAGCATCTAGAGCCTGTTGTACATAGTCACGTATATCTCTAACATTACTTTTTATTATATTAAATGTACCCTGGAAAACATCACTAGCTAAAAACAACAAATCGTCTTTGATGTTGCTGACCATAACTTTAAAATTATCTTCCATCAACTTAGTTGCGCCGCCAAATCTTTCTTCAATACCCTCAAGCAATGCAGCAATTGCCAAATCAGCAGGAATTTGTAATCTACCGATTTCTGCCAATTCTTCTCTAGCAATTCCTAACTTTTCCGATAAAATATCAATAGCAGGTACTCCAGCTTCAGTTAATTGCCGAACTTCTTGACCAAGTAGACGTCCTGCCGATTTTATTTGCCCAAAAGCTAATGCAATACGGCGCAACATTTCATTATCGCCGCCAGCAACCGCAGAAATGTCTAGTAACCTTTCCAATAAGTACAAGATATTTTCAGCCTCAAAACCATAAGTAAGTAATTTCTTTGCCGCAGCCTCTGCTTCACTATAATCAAACATTGTCGCAGAAGCAAATTCTTTTAAGGCCTTAATTAATCGTTGTGCCTTGTCCTCATCTTGTAATAATAAAGTGAACGAAACAGAAGCATTTTCCATCGCAGCTTGAAATTCTATAACAGCATTAGTTGCTTCTCTAATATTACGTAAAAGGGTATAAAAGCCTTGAGAAATTAAAATACCAGAAACAATACGGCTCACATCTTTAATAGCATTACGCATATTGCGGAACGAGGTATTTGCTTGGGTCTCAGTTTTCTTAATTTCTTTACGAACTTGATCGCCTAAAGCCTGCCGCATATTTTTTGAAAGTTCTTGTATAGACTTCTTACGTTCCGACCCTGTCATAGCTTGTGTAAGCTGCGACGAAAATTCACGTACAGCTTCTGTAGGCTGCGTTCCAATAGCTTTGGAAATATCTTTTGATAAAGACTGAGACATTGAAATTGCAGCACGAATGCCTGAAGTGAATTTAGATATATCTAAACCTAATTCCGCATACAAACTTGCTACTTTTAAACCGTGTTCCGCAAAAGTCTTCATACCCTCACCGCCTTTATACCCTTATAATACTTGATCAATATAACCAAAAACCTGTTTATTCTGTTTAAGTTCAGGATTGTGTATTTCATTGTGTACTCGCAGAAGAGCTACTAATTTTCGAGGAGTAGTTTCATGCCAAAATTGTCGGTCTGACATCCTTAAAATAACTGTCCCAGCATAATATAATTTAGGCCAATCCCATGAGGTATCAGGAGCAAAATCTGCTCCTGATACCATTATTGCTGGGGGTTAGTCCCTACACTCCCATCATCTTTAGGCATCGCTGCTGCAAAAGCTTGCTGAATAACATTCGCAATTTCTTTCATGCGAGGCAAATCAATCCAATTACCTACTTGGAATGGAGTAATTTTAACATTACCATGTTCATCCATTTCTTCATGAGCTAAACCAGCCCAAATTATAGTGCGGATAGCTTTAATACTACCGGAATCCAATTCTTCAAACGCTTTTTCAATTGTACCGTACTCTTCTTCTAAAAGAGCCAAAGCGTTAAGATTAAACAATAAAGTTCTTTCCTTGTCCAAAACAATAGGAATCGGTTTAATTTTTACATCTTGAATACTCATATGGGTCTCCTCCTTAAAAAATCTTTTTTATATTTAAAAAGGAGGTCCGTAAACCTCCTTTTTAACATAATAACTCTATCCCCCAAATCCTTTTATTAATCACCATTACCAATAGAAGGTTCTACTTGATTAAACCAATTTAAAGCAACCTCTTGATTGAAATTTTCTGAATCTTCATCAATAACATACTGCCAAGCATCATCCGATTCACGTTTAACAAAAGTACCTACGAGAGTACTTGGCTGGAAAGTAACCGATTCACCTCTAGTTTCATAGGATTCTTCAGGCTCACGGAATTTACCTTTTAATAACCAAACATAACGATACTTACCNTTTGATTTCAGTGACCGAAATCCAACAGCTACCCAGGGCGGCACAGCTGAAGCTTTTTTAGTCATAACCCCTGTAGCNGCATTGATAGTATGTCCAAGAAGTTCCGCTTGGATTTCTAGAGGTATTTCGGAAGAACTAATAGATAGTTCAATACCACCCAATGAAGAAATTTCATCATATGGACCATCATCAGCATAAAAAGTTTCACTATTAACTGTCGGTGTAATTGTAGCACTTACAGCTGGTGCAATCTTTTTTGGTGTATCATATACAGTAGCATCACTATCATCTGATAACACCAATGCATAGTATAAATCTCGTAGACCAACACGAACCGGCATAATATTTCCCTCCTTTTTAAATTTCTACGGTAACCCGTATATTAAAAACAAACACGGTACGTTTACGGCTATCCAACTCTAATTTATAAGGCGTTTGCTCTGCCAAAATTATACACCACTGTTTTTCTGTGAGCCATTTAATAGGATCTTCTGGTGTATTTAAAAATTTATACAACGCAAATGCCTTATTTCGCGCTTCCCCATAATGGGTGTTGCGTACCAGGAGTTGAATTGAACGCGTAATAGCGGAAACCCCTACAACAGAAGAAAGACCTGAATATTCACTAAGTACAATAATGTTACTTGGGTCTTCGGGGCGATAATCTCTAAAAATATCAACCCCATCCTCTTCTGCAAATCCATTTTGGATAAGATAATTTTCCAAGTTAATTAATAAATCAGCCATCAACACCACCCCATTTATAGCCGCTTTAGTGCATTGGCTACAGTAGTTTGGAATTCTTGGGTGGCCTTAGATAATGCAGCTGTTTCTAAAAACTTAGGGATTTTACCTTTTTTGTATTGTGCTTCAAGATTTTCATGCACTTCTACAGCATATTCACTTGTTAAACGACCTGTTTTAGGGTTGGCAATCTGCTGATCACCATAACCAATAAATGTTTTTACTTCAGATTGGTTGGAAAAAGATTTTGTAACGGAGGCGCTTGATTTCAATGCTCCAGTATCAACGGGAACTAATTGATTACTATATTCTAAAATGTTTTTGCCGGCATTTTCCAATCCTACACCAGCATTTTGCTGCATTTTAATTTGGACTTGTTTCAGCGCTGCCTCAAACTTCCTAAGACTTTGACTATTTATTTGGAGAACTAGTCCTTTGATTATAATATCACCTCCCAAAAATCACGTTTTCCCTTTTCATCTGTGTATGCATATAAAACACGAATAGGTCGAGTTACTCCATTTACTATAATAAGATCCTGTTTATTCAATGGTACATCACCATCTACATATAGTGTTTCGTTAGAAACAATTTGTTCCCCTGTCTCATCACGAATGACACGATTTTGGCTCACAAAATACGTATCAATCTCATAAGGAACACCAGTCTCCGCATCACCATCACCTTTAGATCTTATAAAAGGAATAACAGTAACTTTGGTATTTAACCATTTCTTAAATTGCTTATCAATTTTGCATCATCCCCTTATAAAAAATAGGTGAGCATGCGGAGAACTCTGTAGGAGGTACACTTTCATTTTTTGAGGCTTTTTTACGTAATTGAGCAGCTAACTCTTTATATGCTTGTGATTTTTGAGAAGCTTGAATACTCAAAGGACCTAATGTCTTATCGGCCTCTCGAGCAAAATTACGTGAAATAATTTCACAACACCGCGCAGCAATGTTGAAAAAGCCTTTCTCCTCATTGATAACATATTGAATTTCTTCGTCTTGTAATAGGGGATCAGAAGAATCTGTATCCCCTATCTCAAGACGTATACGATCTAGTAAGTTATTCGAGGGGTCACCAGAATAAGTAAATGCCATTGTTTCCCCCTCCTTACTCTGAATTAGCTAACAGCATTACTGAAGAAAATACCTAAATCACTTGCAACAACTTTCATATCAAAGGCCATTTCACCTTCAATTCTTTCTGTGCCAAGACCTAAATGAGGCATAGGAATTCGTAATATCCTATTACCATAGGCACCTGCCCCTAATAATCCAGTCCAAGCAAAGATATAACCGGCGGAAGGCTTTTTCAAAGACGGCTTAGGTGCAGCATAAGCAAGTAATGCATGTTTACCAAAAATGAAATTGGTGTTTTCTGTTGCTCCTTTTGGTGCACTGTTTTTAATAGCCCAAGCAGTCAATACTTTTTCGACTTCAAACAAGGAAGCCAAAAGTTCAGCAGTCATAATACCTTTTTCAGTGTACTTAATCCGTTCCAAAATAGCTGGATGATTTTTCAATGCATTATATACATGCGGCCCAAGAACAAGTACATTCGGTTTATACCCAGTTTTACCAGCCATACTGGCGCCTGCATCGGTAATTAATTTAATAGGATCGGAATCCTTATTATCCCACTGCAAGAATTCACCAACCCCAGGAGAAGAAGGCTTACCAACTAAATCAGTAGACCAAACACCTGGCTTGAAGAATTTGTTAGCCCACAATACTTCTCGTTTTAAAAGTAATTTATGTGTCACAAATTCAGTAGCATCAGCATCAGAATTTAAAGGCGTATCGGCATTAGTTCGTTCTTCTTCTGTAATATCCTTATGGTATGCGTATTTTTTACAGAAATAGCTAGGAGTATTATCAATGTCATAATCTCCGCCAGCAGATTCGGTTGCCGGAGCCCTTTCCTGAGCTTCATCGCGGAACCAATCTTCCTTCAGATAAACAAAATAACGATCTGATTGCTTCTGCACGGGAACAATAGGAAAAACCTTATCCGCAATAAAATTGTTTGCATCTTGCACATAAGCTACACTAATATTGTTTAAGGCTTTATCAATATGAATATGATTTCTTTGAGGCATACAAATTCACTCCCCTTTCAATTGTATAAACTTCATTATTCATAACTAGTTAATTACCTTCAGTAGTATCAGCTGCAGTATAAACACCTTTCATTACTCAATAAAACTGAAATTCTAACACCCGCAGCTGACGCACCAGTGGTGGCGACGCCAATAATGAAATCACCATTTTCTGCGGCCTTTGCTTTACCTTCAGCTGTTACAGCTACTTTGGATCCTACAGGAACACTTCCTGCAGTAGTCATAAAAGTAATACCAGACTGTCTGATTGCTCCCGGTTCTCCACTAATAACATCGTGCTGTAATACACCTGCTATAGCGACGCCATCAGCTCCAGGTAAACTGGCTTTACCTTCAGAGTCTATGACGACGCCTGTATAGCGATCCATTTCTGAAGCAGCAACTAAAGTGTACTGAAATCCTCTGATTTCACCCATAAATAATTCCTCCTTTCATTTGTTTATGATTACAGTTCTTCCTTTTGGTACCTAGCGTACAGTTCGGGATTTTCATGGCACGCTTTTACAAAAGCCTTAGCAAAAGAAATACCCTCTTGTTTTGAAATTTCGTGAGCTCTAGCCTCTAGCATAGAATATGCGGATTGTCCCGAAGGTTCTTGATCGGATCCTATCTGTTTAAAAAGCTCACTGTCTTCAATAACATTATTAACAGCTGCCAGAAGGTGCATTAAATAATCATAAATCTTGGGATCTGACTTGTTGATGATTCTCATCATAGGGCCAAATTCTTCGGCTTTAATTGGCAATTTGTCGAAAACTTTTACCTTATCAATAAAATCCCGAATTTCAGCTTTTTCTTGCGCTTCAGCTAAAGCTCTTTTAGCATTCTGTGCCTCTTCCATTTCCTTCATGTATTTAGCACGAAGGGGTTCTGGTAAACTCGCCAAAAATTCTTCCTCAGAAGGTTGTTCAGAAGTTTGATACTGCTGCAATTTGTTTTTAACTTCATTTAATTCCTGCAAAGTCGCATTTAATTGTTCTTGTAGCTTAGCTATTTCACCATCAACATAGTTTTTTACAATTGACTGTTGCTCTTCAGGTAAGCTAGCAAGAACTTCGTCAAAAGTTTTAGGCACTAGCGATTCCTCCTTTTCTGGTTTATTTTGTATTCCAAATGCCACATGGGCATTAGGAATTCTTTTTAAAAGTCCAGGTAAATTTTTTAATTTATTGAGGGGTAATTTTTCCCCATTAAAAACTAGCTGCCCGTTTTGTATTGATGCTGCGATATTCTTCTCAGGAATAATTTCATCTGCAAAACCCAATTCTTTGGCTTCTTCAGCAGTCAACCAAGTCTCTTCATCAAGCATTTCAATAATCTTATCTCGACTTAAGGAGGTCTTCTCCTCATATGCAGCAATAATACTTTCACGAACCTTATCAAGATCTTCAGCCAGTTTTCGTAACTCATTAGCATTTCCTACCCCCAATGCCCACGGATTATGAATCATCATCATAGTATTTCGCGGCATTATAACTTTATCCCCAGCCATTGCAATTACGCTAGCAATGCTGGCCGCTAAACCATCAATATAAACATGTACTTTAGCATCAAATCGCCGTAGCATTGAGTGTATAGCCTGCCCGGCAAATACATCTCCCCCACCACTGTTAATGTAAACATTAAGAACTTTAACTCCCTTTAACCCATCAAGTTCTTTCTTGAATTTTTTAGGTGAAACTTCATCATCCCACCAAGAGTTTGAACTTATGGGTCCATACAAATAAAGTTCACCCACATCATTGACTTTTTTCATATTCCAAAACCGATCAACTTGCATTAAATCACTCCCTTCTTTAAATAATTTAATTAGGTATTCTCTTCATCATCGTTGTCAATAGGCTGAAGATCTCGTTGAGTCTTCATAACTTCGGGCTTGGGAGGCATGCTGGCTACTTGCCGCAAATAATTTTCTAAAGTATCATCTGGGAATAATTGCATTCCAGCACCCGATAAAGCTGTGATATAGTGAGCCAATTCTTTAAGATCTGGAGTTTCAATCTCCCCTGGTACGAGACGAGGTAATTTTTTAAGTCCTGGAAAAACATTATAACTAAATAGACGAGGAATTGCATGTTTGTTAAAAATTTCCGCAATTGATTTAATTTGCGCTTCTAATGCAGCGGATAATAACCCTTTCTTCACATTAGCTAAAGCAAAACTACCAACCTTATCCGCACCTAACATAACTATGTCAGCTAGAAGTGTAATAGCAATCCTCTGATCATATCTGTTAATAATAGTGGTAGTATCAAATTGACGACTACCGCCAGAACTTGCCAATTTAAACTCCCATCCGTGGGGAAGTACCAAACCCTCACTTTGATCTCGCCTAATATTTCTAACAAGATTTTCGGCAGCTGTTCTTACTACTTGAGCATTTTCATTATATGGATTCCAAATATCTACTTCTTCAGGTGCTATAAGTACTGGTAAACCTGCTAAATCCCTTTCAACCCCAATACCTTCAATTTCCTCAATGTGCTTTTTAAAATACCATGGTCGATAAGCATTTCGTAAAATGGATTTACCTTCGGGGTTATTTCCTTCTAATTTTGTTCTGAAAAGTAAACCCTTTTCAATTGGAATAACAACCAGTTTACCGGGATTTTCGGGCGACTGTTGGATAAACGCTGAAACATCTCCATCTTCATCATTAAATTTCCAGCCATAAAGGCTTAATTGAGAACGTTTAGCAATTTTTCGCCAACCGATTCTCCCATCATTATATTTACTCCGTTTTTTAGGATCTCTATTATAGCCTTCCCGCTTTTTATACACAATTTCATGAAATGAAAAACCGTACACAAGAAACGACAAAATTTCAGTAATAGTATCATTCCATGAAATCGACATATCATCAAGACATTGTTCAAGAAATTCTTTTGCTTCTTGACCTACTCTTGAACTATCATCAATCTCAACTCGCCAAGAAGCATTTCGAATCAACATTTCTGCCGTAAAAAGAATTGCTCCTATAACGGGATCATTATAAGACATTTCCTTATAAATTTTACCTGCATGTGGCCAACGTAATGAAGGGATAAATTCTTCGGCCATGAAACTGCCAAATCGAGTAAGACCAACAGTTCCTATTTCAACTAATCTAACAGGAGATCTTTCTCCTTTTTCTATGTCATTTCTATCACTCACATTACTCCCCCCCTTCTCAATAAAATATAAGTAGGTTCATCACTTAATCGGGAATGCCAGTAAGAAGATCCTCCCCCAACACCTACCGGAATAGCGAAAGCGGTAGGCTTTTTTGTAAGCATTCTAAATGCCCCAGATAAAGCATCAATTTGGTCATCATGATTAACATTCGGAAAAGCTTCTAACTCATCAAGAAATGCTGTATTCCAGGGGGCTTTAACTATTTTTATATAACCTTTTTCGGCGGCAGCACTAACTGGTTGTGCTCGTAAAATTTTAGAGCCCGTTTCCCTATTACCCCAAACAGCATACCCCTTAAGCACATTTCGCGCGTAATGATCAATTGTAATCTTACCAGAAGAACCTGGTTCTTCCTCTATAAAAATTCTTACAGCATAACCATCACGCTCTGCTGTCCGCCGAACAATATCTTCAGTTTCTGCTGGTGTCTTACGGAAACGGATAACATCAACAACATAAAAAATACCATTAGCTTCTCCAAGTAACAATCCTACAGTATAGTCAGGGTCTTTTCCTGGTTTTTTCTCTGTCGCAGCTAAATCCCAATAACGGACATATCTTAAACCTTCTGGAATATAATTTACTATTTCGAACCAATTTCGGTCAAACAAAGATCCACCATGTTTAACATTCCAATTACCCTCCTTTAATTGTGCCCGAGTAATTGGATCTAATTCATCCAAAGCAGCTTCATACTCTTCAATGTCAAGATATGGATTATCATACATGGTTGCTGGGATAAATACACGATTTTCTTCAAAACCCTTTTCAAGAAATCTTTCTTTCACCCAGTCATGGCCTTCACCGCCTGGGTTACTTGCTGCCCGTATTCTAAGTGGTACATTTGCATTTTTAAGACGACGTAATCGAGAGAACATATAAAGATAATCTGATTTACGTATTTGTGTAAGTTCGTCAAAACCTATAAATTGAAATTCAGCTCCTTGATAACGATATTTATCATTAGCATGTTCAAGATAACCAAAAGTTAAAGTTGCTTTACCGCCATCTTTTATATAAAATTCCCAAGTTTTTTCTTTCTCATCCCAGCGCACTTCCCCGAGCTTTTTATATGGCTCTAACCATTCTGCAGCACGATCCATCAATGCGCCCGGAAGCGCCAAATCTGTATATGTTCGACGAATAAGAATTGCGCGATAACCAGGTACATCTACGTATTGGAGTGCGGCCATGAGTAAAGCTTCTGACTTACCACCACCAGCCGCTCCACCATAAAAAGCTTCTCTATTAGGTAATAAAAGAAAAGCTGCCTGTTTTGGTGTCGGCTTATGTGGAATATATTTTGTCATTTTAGGTGTTAATAATTGTTGTAATTGTTGTAATGCAGATCTCGGCAAGGAATTTAACATATCTTGTGGTAAATTGCCATGTCTTATTCTTTTCAACACTTCATTTATCGACAAATTATCTATACTCATAAGCCACCCTCTTTCGTACCAGTGGTGTGTGTGGGTGTACCCAAATAATAAAAGAATTTATGTATAATTCCTTATAGCTTATGGGTCGGGCGACGGATGCCACGAGGACATCACGTCGCCTATATATTAAGGAAGGACCCGCAACTTAATTGAACTGTGCCGTTTCTGCATATACGTCGATGATTTCTTCAGATTCTGCCGGTTCTTTAGTCTTGTTAACTTCATTGATGTCATCAGTTTTGTTAGTTTTATTAGTTTTATCAGTTTGTTGATTAAAAGCCATTTCTAGTGCTCCGGAACGTCCTAAAATTTCAAGGACGTCTTGCAGATGTTGTAAATCATTGATCTGTTCAGATGTCCCTAGATTGTCAGGATAATTCTGCTGTGAGACAGTAATGATTTGTTGTGCGCTGTCTGCCTTTGTAGTATTAGCTATAGTAATATTTGTACTAGGTGTCTGTCCACTACCAGGTTTGTCAGCATTTAGCCCTAAAGCTAAACGACCAACTTTAATTGCCAAATCGGCCAATTGAATAGCTGTTTTAGGAGTTAGTTGTTCAGGATGTTTCCTAAGATACTCCATCGCTTGTTGGAGCATCTCCTCAGCTGCTTGACTATGCTTATTATTTAAGCTTTCAATCTCACGAAGGCGTTTTATCTCTCTTTCCTGAGCTTTCATCAAGTCGTATGCTTTAACTCTGAAAGCCCAATGCCACACTCTAGATAGCGCTGTAAGTTGCCGTCCGCTCAAAGACGTCGTCTCCATGAGTTTTGCGATTGAACGGGTACCTTGAGTGTACTTAAGTTCTCTGTATTCTTTAAAAAGTTTATAATAAGGAACTGGTTCTCCGTCTAAGCGTTCCCACACTGGTACGCCTTCTACCGCGGGATAACCTTCCTCATAACTAATAGGGATTGTAGCTTGTTTAATTATGTCATCTGACAAATCATCAGCTGATTTAATATCAAGAAGATATGGTGTAATAACTGTTGGGTCTATATATGCAAGAGGTAATCCACTTAAATTGACAGGCACATTTCTTTGAAAATATTGTACGAGTTCACCTAACTTATGTTGTAATGCCGTTTTAGATGGACTCCAATCTAATAGTTCCGAATCTTGGTTTGTCATTGGAACAGGCAAAGTGGTTACCTCCTTTCTTAAATGGCTTTTTAGTTGGGTTTATTCTATGTTATTATAATATCGGGATATAAAGAGTTTTTAACGAGGAGACATCGAAAAAAGAAAAAAAAAAGCCTTTTGTATGGCCTCTCTCCAGGTGTTCAAATTTACCGTGTGTAAATTTTTATAAGGGCGTAATTTTATGAGAATGCCCTTTTGCTTTTTTTTTATGGGCTATGAAGTATAAATTCCCCGTAAGAATTGGCTGAGATGTAGGGGGGCCCAAATATACCCAGCCACCCACCGCTGCTTTTTTTTAAAAAAAAAAAC